CAGGGCTTACTCAACCTGAGTGTTCGGCTCTACCATGACGCCTTCGCTACACCGCTTGAGGATACCGAGGTGTTGATAGGCCAGGCCGTCTTTGAGTTGATTGAGGACTTCTGCGGGAACTTCGATTTCAGCGACGCTAACGTGCGGAACCTTAGACCCACGGACCTGACGGTCACATTTGGCTACCAGCAGATCGGTGGGGACGCGGGCAAGATGTTTCGTATTGCAGACATCGCGATCCCGCTCTTGGTTAATGACGTGGCGGTGTTCGGATAGGAGACGATTATGGCGAAGGCTAGCGGGCTCGGCGACAATCTGTATGTAGGCGGCTCAGACCTGTCCGGCGATGTGGGGGCGGTGCAGACTATCCGCTCCTCGGTCAATCCGCTGGACGTGACGGGGCTCGACAAGAGCGCCCACGAGCGCATCTTTGGCCAATACGACGGCGAGATTTCGTTCAACAGCTTCTTCAACGACGCCGCCCTCGCCGAACACGCCGAGTTGAAGCTCCTGCCGCGCACGGACACGCTCGTCTCCTACTTCCGGGGGACGACGCTGGGCGGCGAGTCTGCCTGCCTCACGGGGAAGCAGATCAACTATGACCCTACCCGCTCAGCGGACGGCGGGCTGATATTCAGCGTGCAGGCGCTATCGAACGCCTACGGCCTGGAGTGGGGGAAGATGCTGACAGCGGGCAAGCGGACGGATACGGTGGCGACGGCACCGGCCACGGGCGTTAACTTCACCGACGCATCAACCGCGTTCGGGATGGCGGCGTACCTGCACATTTTCTCGTTCACTGGAACCTCCGTGACCATGCGGATTCAGGATTCAGCGGACAACTCATCGTTCGCCAACATCACGGGGCTGGGTGCGTTCACGACGGCCTCCGCGTCAACCTTTGAGCGGCAGGAGACAGACCTCTTGACGCGCACCATCCGGCAGTATCTCAAGGTGAACACGACGGGCACATTCAGCGAATGCACGTTCGCGGTAGTGGCAGTCCGCTACTACGCGGCGGATAGGGCTTTGTAAACGGGTTAGTAAAGGAGGATTAGCAATTGGCTAAGGAGAGCGGACTTGGGATGACCACCACTGTCGATGACAGTGGTGGCACAGGCAGGGACATCTCGAACGATGTTACGTCCATCACAATCAACACGTCGTCCGGCGTGCAGGACGTGACGGGGCTAGACAAGAGCGCGATGGAGCGGCTGCTGTTGCTGGGCGACGGCTCAGGCACCATCAACGGCGTGTTCAACGACGCCGCCACCACGGGCTCGCACACCGTCCTCAAGAACTACCGGACGATTCTGGCCGGCCAGGTGGGGCGGACGCTGGCGATAGCGATCAGCGGGCAGACGCTATCGATGGAGGTCATCTTCACGAGCTACGATCTGAACCGGGCGGCGGACGGCTCGCTGACGTTCTCAGCGCCGTACCAGCTCAGCAATGGGACAACGCCGGCCTGGAGTTAGCGGTCATCGTAATACGGAGAAAAAGGCGGTGAATCACCTAGATAACCTGCCTCGGCGCAGGCATCGCCCATCGCAAACTGCATCAGCACCTTGTCGCCGTCTGTGGCGTTGGGCACCAGTTCTGATACCACTAGCCAGTAGTCCGGCTCGCACAGCAAATCAGGATCGCCACCCGTCAGGCTTGAGCGCGCCTGATTCAAGAAGGCTTCATAGAGCTGCTGGCGCACATCTGGTGCCAGGGAGGCTGGCTGCGTGACCTCATTGCTGGAACTCAGGAGGCCGATGGCGACGACTGCGGCGACGAGTAAGCCGACGCCCACTAAGACGGCGATGCGCCAATCGGTAAGCATTTTTCCCCTCCTTTCAGGGCCACCAGTATAACACCGGAGGCAATATGGCGACGAAAGCGAAGCCCCGCACGGCGGACAACGGCCACTTGCCGGGCCTCAAGATGCCGGTCAAGGTCATGCGTCTCCGCTTTGACGAGGACGGCTATCCGGGCTTCGAGTGCGACCGACGCATCAACCTGCCCATCGGCACGAACCGGCAGCTTGCCGACGCTGCCGATGGCAGCGAAGAGGCTACCTATCGGGGCTTGCTCTTGCAGGTCTTCCCTTGGTGGAACTTCGCCGACACGGAGGGTGAGCCTATACCGCGCACGATTGAGGGTTTCGATCTCATCCCTGACGATCTGCTGGTCGCTATGTTCCGCCGTGGGGCCGAGGCTCTGCGAGAGGCGGTGATGCCCGGCCCTTTAGGAACCGGATCATCGGACGCGCGCAGCGAGAGCGAGCTGGTGTCCTGACCGATGAGGATCAGGATGTTTTCGCCTGCTATCCAGAATGGGCGCTCCGTAAGGTGGCCGCGCACTACAACCGTCCTTGGTGGGAGCTGTTAGACGTGAGAGAGGACTGGATGGCGCAGGAGGCGGAACTGCTAGACGTTCACCAAGAGATAGCGGCGATGGAGCAGGATAAGTGGCGAACGTAGTCCAGATACTTGTTCAGGGCCAAGACCAGTTTTCGGGGACGGCCCAGAAAGTCCGCACGGAGGCACGGGGCCTGGGCGGTGCAATGGGTGGCCTGAAGACAACCATGATCGGCGTCGCCGGCGGCTTCATAGCGGCCCAGGCCAGCATGGCGGGCGTCTCGAATCTTATGTCTAAGACCGTCGGCGCGGCGATGGCTTACGAGCATCAACTCGCCGTGATCCGCGCCTTGACCGGGGCGACTAAAGCTGACACCACCCTGCTTGATAAGAGCATCAAGGACTTGACCAAGACGCTGCCCAAGAGCCCCGCCGAACTGGGCGCTGGAGCTTACTTCGTCCTGTCCTCCGGTATCAAGGACGTGAACACGGCCACGAAGGTTCTTGCACTGTCCGCGAAGGCGTCCGTGATTGGCCTTGGCGAAACGAAGACCGTCGCCAGCGTCCTTACATCCGTGATGAACGCCTACCAACTGAAGGCGACGGACGCGGCCAAGGCGACGGATACACTAGTCAACATCGTCAAGTTGGGCAAGGGCGAGCCGGAGGAGTTCGCGCAGGCGCTCGGATTTGTCATCCCTATCGCCGCTCAAATGGGCGTGGAGTTTGAGCAGGTGGGAGCGGTACTAGCGACGATGACAAACACTGGCCTCGGAGCCGCTGAGGCCGTAACCGCACTACGGGGGGTGCTGTCGCAGATTCTTAGTCCGTCAGATGAGGCTCGGAAGACGTTCGCCGCCCTCGGTTTTGACGTTGAGGCGTTTCGTAAGGAGGTAGACACTAACTTCGTCGGCGCAATGGCGCGGCTTTCGGCTTCTGTGGGTAGCAATGAAGCGGCGTGGGCGGCTCTCTTCCCCGAAGTGCGCGGGATGATCGGTGCGATGTCCGCTTTCGGTAATCAGCTCCCCCAGACGGAGCAGAACCTCGCGGACATCACGGCCGGGGCGGGGGCGCTGGACAAGGGATTCAAGGAGGTCGCCGACACGACCCAGTTCAAGACGCAAAAGGCGACGAACGACTTTAACGTCGCTCTAATGCAACTTGGCGGCGCGGGGCTTCCAATCGTGACTGTAGGCTTGAAGGGCTTGACATTGGGGGCTCGTGGGCTGGCTGAAGGTGTCACGGCGACATCTGCGGGCGTGCGCTTCTTGTCTGTTGTCATGCGCGATAACCGGGTCATAGCGTTGGCAGCCACGGGAGCGATTGCTCTTATGCTAGGGCCGCTCAATCTCGTCGCAGCAACCGCGTCCTGGGCGGGGGTAAACTTCAAGACTCTGTCGTCCATCTTCAACAGAGTAGTGAAGCCGGCATTTTGGGGTGTCGCCAACAGTGTGCTCGCTGTTGTTCACGCAGTGGAACGTCTCATCAATGCCCTGAGCCGGATCAAGTTTCCGAAGATACCCGATCTCACCCCTAGTTGGCTCCCAGGCTTCCAGCACGGCGGCATCGTCCGCTCGCCCCTTCAACTCGTCGGTGAGCGCGGCCCTGAACTCGCCGCCCTGCCGATGGGCAGCCGCGTCTTCTCCAACGCTGAGAGCCGTCAGATGCTCGCAAGCGCGGCTCCTGGCGGCGGCGGGCAATCACTTGTGCTGAATTTCACCTTTACCGGCCCAGTCCTCGGCGACCAGCATCAGGCCAACGAGCTGGTGCAGTGGCTTCTCCCCGCGCTCAGGGGGGCGCTCCGGTGAGCCTGGGGGCGCTCCGGTGAGCCTGACTACAACAGTACGTTTCGACGCGGCCAACGACGGCACCTATGAGATCGACGCCACGAGCAAGGTCATCTCCGGCCCCACAGTCGCGCTAGGGCCGGGCCAGGGGACGTGTAGCCTGGTGTTGAACAACAGCGCCGGGACGTACTCCCCTCGCGGCGCCGGGACGCCTATACGCCCGCTCATGGGCGTACAGGTCATCTCTGAGTCGCAGAACATCTATCACGGCTTCGTGCGACGCGTGTTCCAAGACCCGCGTATGCCCGGCACGCTGACCGTGGAATGCAACGACTGGATGTGGGTTCTTTCCCGTATTGATGTGAGCCTGCCGATGATGCGCAACGTCCGCTCGGACATCCTGGCGCACCGGATCGCGGACCTGGCCGAGATCGGGGAACTGGTGGGCGAGCCTAGATTCCTTGAGGCGCTGGTCAACTGGACAGCCACGACGAACGCTACAGTGACGCGAGTCACGACCGACCCCATCCTGGAGGGGCTGAATGCGCTCAAGGTAGCGGTGACGGCGACGGCGGCAGACCGGGGCGCGAACTACGATTACCCGACGTTGGCCTCAGTCCAGGGTAAGACTGTCATCGCCTCCGTCTACATCCGGTCGGAAACTGCCACCGGCGTAGGCGCACCAATGGAGGTGAAGCTGGTAGAGGCGGGCGCGGGCGCGGGCACAACAACCCAGACGGCAACGCTTTCCGAGGACTGGGAGCGTGTCCAGGTGTCGCGGGCTGTCAACGCTGCCGCTACCGATCTTGACCTTCAGATTGTGGTGGATAGCGCCAACAGCGCAGCCTTCAATTTCACGGTAGGGGCGGCGCACGCGATTACAAGCCTGAACGACATCCCCCGCACCTTTGCCGTCGCGGGCAGCTCGCGCTTTGAGTATGTAGCACCCCGGCGGGTGAAGGCAGGTGATGCCCTCAGGGATGTGGCTGCCAGCGAACTGGGCGGGCAGATTTACGTGGACGAAAGCGGCAACCTGACATTTGAGACTCACACCCATCGCTGGAGCCAGTCTGCCAGTATCACGTCGCAGACGACGATAGACGAAACGATGGTGGCGTTAACCCTGGAAGAGAACGCCGAGGATTTGGTGGGGGAGGTGGAGATCGGCTACTCCAAGTGGGAGATCGGAACGGCGAGCTCCGTCGTCTTCGGGCTGTTCCCTGTCCCGCGTGCCATTGCGCCCAGTGGGTCGATAACCTTCGACATCGATTACGGGGCCTTGGTGCGCGACCATATCACGCCTGTGGCGAACACCGACTACTTCATCCGCTCCTCCCCAGACGGTGATACCGCCGGGGCCGACGAGTCGGGCAACGTAACGCTGGCCTTCCAGGACTTCGGCGAAGGGGCACGGGTGACGCTCACTAACACGGTGGCCAGGGCGGTGCACCTGACTAACTTTCAGGTGCGGGGGACGCCGGTGCGAATCTCCAGCGACACGGCACAAGAGACGTACACGCCTTCGGGCGCTCCGGCAGCGGCCTCGAAGCTGTCTTACCGTTACGATCTTCTGAGTTCGGGCGCGGCGGCGGAGACTTGGGCGCAGTACCTGGGTGACAGATACGTTACCCAGCGGGAGCGGATACCCGTTGCACTGGTTAACCGCACAGCGGCGCTTCTGACGCAGCAGACGACGCGGAAGATTTCGGACCTCGTGACCATCACAAATGACAACTCAGACCGTTCCACGAAGCTGAACGGGGACTACTACATCGACTCCATCAGGCAGGAGTTCGCGTTTGGGGCGATGAGCCTGCGAACCATCTGGGAGTGTACGCCTGCGGACCTTAAGTTCTGGATACTCGGGACGGGCGAGTTGGATGACGCGCAAACCTTAGCGACAACAACGGCGCTGGCCCCATAGGAGAGAGTTATGCCTAGCGATACCTGGACAGCCCCCGCCGACTGGACAACAAACGAGGTTGTCACCGCCGCCAAGCTGAACCAGCAGCTTCGGGATAATATCTATGCTCTCTGGCTGGCGATCACTACGGGCAGCGCCGCTATCACGGAAACGTTCAGCTCCGGCACCTACACGCCGACGCTGACCAACGGGGGCAATGTCGCCGCGTCTACCGCTTATCAATGCCAGTGGATGCGTATAGGGGATACGGTCACCGTGAGTGGCAAGTTTGATGTTGACCCCACGACAGCCTCAGTAGCAACCGGGCTGGGCATTTCGCTCCCT